ACCGACACCCCGGCAGACCACCGTCGCCACCCGCCGCAAGGCGGGTCCGCCAGGCCGCACCGGATGTTGCGAAACCACATCCAGGACCCAAGGGAACACGCCCGAAAAGGCGGGTCCCAAGTCCGAACAAAACCACAACAGAAACAGACAATTGCGGAGACATTTTCATGTCGACACAGATTACCACCGCCTTCGTTGGCCAATACGCGGCCAATGTCACCATGCTGGCCCAGCAGAAGGGCTCGAAGCTGCGCGACGCCGTCCGGCTCGAGCACGTCACGGGCAAGCAGGCCTTCTTCGACCAGATCGGAGCGACCGCCGCCCGGCGCCGTTCATCGCGCCACGCCGATACCCCGCGCATGGACACGCCCCATGCGCGCCGGCGCTGCGCCATCGAGGACTTCGACTGGGCCGACCTCATCGACCGGGAAGACCGGCTGCGCATGCTCATCGACCCCACCTCGACCTATGCCCGCAGCGCGGCCAATGCGATGGGCCGGGCGCTTGACGAGATCATCGTCGACGCAATCCGCGGAACCGCCTTCACCGGCGAGAATGGCGCAACGCCGGTCACGCTGCCCGGCGCGCAGAAAGTGCCGGCGGGCGGAGCCGGCCTGACGGTGGCAAAGCTCATTTCGGCCAAGCGTGCGCTCGACACCGCCGACATCGACGGCGAAGAGCGCTTCATCGCCGTCACCTCGCGCCAGCTCGAGGACCTTCTCGGCTCGACACAGGTGACCTCGGCCGACTTCAACACCGTGCGCGCGCTCGTGCAGGGCGAGCTCGAGACCTTTCTCGGCTTCCGCTTCCTGCGCGTTGACGGCATGCGCATCGATGGCACGAAGATCATGCCCTTCATCACCGGCAACGAACGCGCCTGCCTGGCCTGGCAGCGCGACCAGGTCGTGCTGGGGATGGGAGCAGAACCCTCGGCCCGCATCACCGAGCGCCCCGACAAGAACTACGCGACCCAGGTCTTCTACTCGATGTCTGCCGGTGCAATCCGCATGCAGGAGACCGGCGTCGTCGAGATTGCCTGCGTCGAGTAACACGCAAACAAAGGAAAGAAATCCTATGCCCAGATTTTTTGGAACACACACCGCGCCCCTGGGTGCCTCGCCACCCGGCCTTGTCGATGGCAGCGTCCAGGGTGGCCGCGTCCGCGTCTACCGCGAGCGCATCACGCTGGCCGGCCAGACGACGGCCGACACAGTCGTCCTGGCCATGCCGACGGCCGGCGAGACATTTCTCCGCGGCACCATGACCGCCGATGTCTCGCTTGGCGCCGCGCTGGTCGCCGTAGGCAGCGCTGCAAACCCGACGAAATATCGCGCTGCAGCCGCCCATACGCAGCCTGATGTGCCCGTGAATTTCGGTCGCGTCGCGGCACAGTCAACCAGGCTCGCACTCGACGAGACGGTGCTCCTGTCCATCAGCGCCGCCGCGCTGCCCGCAACCGGCACACTCATCGTCGACCTCTATTTCGCGCAGTCCTGATCGCGCCCAGCCACGCCTCCCGGCCCCTCAACCGGGCCGGGGGCACGACACCCACCAATGAACAAAGGAGCCAGGCCATGCCAGCCTTGGGAGAATATTCCGAAGTCGCCATCTGCAATCTCGCGCTTGCCGAAGTGGGCCGCGGGGCCGAAATCGTCTCGCTCGACGAACCCAGCCAGGCCGCACGCGCCTGTGCCCGCCGCTATCCCTATGCCCGCGATGCGGTGCTGCGAAGCTTCGACTGGAACTTCGCCACCCGCAGGGCAAGCCTGCCCGCGCTGGCAGCGCCACCCCTTTTCGGTCGCAGCCTGGCCTTTGCGTTGCCCCTTGACTGCCTTCTCGTGCGCAAGGTGCATGAGCTCGCCGACGACGACTGGGAAATCGAGGGGCGCGCGATCCTCGCCGATGCGCCAGCACCCTTGCGCATCACCTACACGGCACGCATCACCAGCCCGGCGCAATTCGATGTCCTGTTCACCGACGCGCTGGTGACAAGGCTGGCCGCCGATCTCGCCGTCCAGCTCAGCGACAGTCCGGCCCGCGCAACCAGCCTCAACCAGCTCTTCCGCGAGAAGCTGGCCCACGCGCGTGCCCGCGACACCGACGAGGGAACAACCACCCGCACCCCCCGCAGCACCTGGCTCGACGCAAGGTTCGAGCCGGGCTTCGTACACGCCTGACAGGAATGCCAAGCATGCGCTTTGCCTCAAACCAGTTTTCCTTCGCCGGCGGCGAGCTGTCGCCGCGTCTCTATGGTCGCTCCGACCTGCAGAAATACGCAAGCGGCGCCGAGCTTGTGTCGAACTTCATCGTGCGTCCCGAGGGCGGCCTCATGCGCCGCCACGGCACGCGCTATGCCGGTCGCACACGCGACCCGGACCGGCGCAGCCGGCTCATCCCCTTCATGTTTTCGACAGTGCAGGCCTACATGCTCGAGTTCTCGCACCGGCTCATGCGCGTCTGGAAGGATGGCGCGCAGGTGACGCTTCTCCCGCGTCCCATCATGCACATAGCCCAGGCCGCCCCCGCACGCGTAACCGCCTTTGGCCACGGCCTTGTCGACGGGGACAGGGTCCTTCTCGCCGGCATCCGCGGCATGGGGGCACTCAACAACCGCACCTTCGTCGTCACCAATGCCGACGCCGACAGCTTTGGCCTGGCCGGCGTCGACGCCACCGGCCTCCCGGCCTGGACGTCCGGTGGCACGGTGGCGAAGATCCTCGAGATCCCGACACCCTGGCGCGAGGAAGACCTCGACACGCTGGCCCACGCCCAGTCCGCCGACGTGCTCTATCTTGTTCATCCGGCGCATCCGCCCCACACGCTCACCCGCACCGGACATGACGCCTGGATGCTGGAGCCCCTGTCGCTGGATCGCGGGCCTTTTGCCCCGCAGAACCCTGATGACACACGCCGGATCATGTGCCTCGGCCCCTCGGGCAGCACGCCCGGGTCACCGGTGACGCTGCGCGCCTCGGCCCCGGTCTTCACGACCGCGCATGCGGGCAGCACGATGCGCCTGCAGGAGATTCATCTGGCCGACCCCAATGTCAGCCCCTGGGCCCCCGGCGAGACGATCACCGCGACGCCCGGCCTCCAGGTCTCGAGCAATGGTCACGTCTACGCCCTCGTCGACACGGGCAGCGGCAACCAGACCGGTACCGTCGCGCCTTCGCACACCGAAGGCGACGCGTGGGACAATCCCGCAGGATCCGCCAACCGAAAGAAATGGCGCCACCTGCATTCCCGCTGGGCCATCCTGCGGCTCGACGCATGGCTCGACAGCAAGACGATGCAGGCAACCGCCCTGACACACCTGCCTGCGGGGCTTGTGCCGGTGGCGCGCGCCATCGCGTCGGTCGCCAACGCCGGTGGACGCTGCCGTGTGACGGCCCCCGGCCATGGCTTCGACGAGGGCGACATCGTCGCAATTGAAGGCGTCCCCGCATCAGCCGGGGTGAACGGCGACTGGAAGATCGTCGATGTCACGCCGACATCGTTCGATCTGGCCAACGCGCCGCCCCCAGCGGCGACAGCAAGCGGCGGCGCCGTCCGGCGCTTTGCCACATGGGCGTGGGCCGAGGGCGCCTTCTCGACCGCCCGTGGTCATCCCGCCTGCGTGGCGCTGCACGAGCAGCGGCTCGTCTTCGCCAATACGCGCGCACAACCCTTCGGCCTGTGGGCATCCGCCGCGGCGGATTTCGCGAATTTCCTGCCCGGCGCACGCGACGACGAGACGATCGCCTACAACATCGCCGCAAACCAGGCCGACCCCGTGCGCTGGCTGACCTCGGCGTCCGACCTGCTCATCGGCACGCTCGCCCAGGAGTTCGCAGCCTTCGGTGGCGGGCTCGGCGATCCGATGACGCCCTCCAACACCCGCATCGTGCCCCAGTCAGGCGAGGGTGCCAGCGACGTGCAGCCCGTCAAGGTTGGGCTCGAGACGCTCTTCGTCAACCGCGCCGGCCGCAAGATCTTCTCGCTCGCAAGCCGCCCCGACGCCGGCGGTTATGTGGCGACCGACCTGACTGAACTGGCCGAGCATCTCACGCGCCCGAGCCCGGTCACCAGATTGGCCTGGGCCAAGAACCCGCTCTCGGTGCTCTGGGCGCTGCGGGCTGACGGACAGGTTCTCTCGCTGACCTACCGGCCCGAGCAGCAGCTCTATGCCTGGGCCCGGCACGATTTCGGGGGCTGGGTGGAAAGCATCGCGGTCATCCCGGGCGCCGCAGGCGCGACCGACGACCTGTGGATGGTTGTCTGTCGCAGGGTCGGCGGCGAAGAGCGCCGCTGCGTCGAGATCCTTGCGCCTCCCTTCGAACCGGCCGATCCGGACGACAAGGACATGATGGGCTATCTCGACAGCGCCCTGCGCTATCGCGGGGCACCTGTCTCGGCCCTCTCGGGCCTCCACCATCTCGAGGGCGCAACCGTGGCG